GTACTCCCTTAGTCCTACCCTTACCCATGTTAGTAAGATTAGCTATTCGTGCATCTTCCTGCACTTTGGTGATTTCTGTTTCCATTTTTGCATTACCTTTCAGGTGTCATGCTTAATAATATGTATCGTATACATCTGGTTTATTATTTACCTAATAATCCAGGTATTTGTATTTGAACTGGCCTTCCTTTACCTGGTGGCATATTTGCACCAGCATAAAGTCTAGCTATTGAATAAGGGTTTAATGTATTAACTATATAATCACCACGACTTAAAGCATTATTAATTTTACTTTCTGGTATCTTATTAAAATCGTACATATCTGATACAGATACACTACCACTTCTAGGATCAACTTTATAATTAAATTGTCCTAAAGTAGTTCTGATATTCTCGTAAGGATTTTTAATGCCTGATGAAACACCTGTATTTTGTGATAGTTCTAAAGGGCTTACAAAATTTTGATAGTCTTTATATTGGATATAACCATCTGTAGAGTTTGGATTAGCTAATTGCTTTGCTTTAATTAACTCACCAATTCTTAGCAATTCATCCTGATTAAAACTTTTTTCAGTTATTGGAGCTGTTTGATTGTCGGCAAATGTTTCTAAATATATACGTTTATTCGCTGGCATTTGACTGCGGTCTGCAATAGCCCCATAACCTTTAATTCCAGCACCAACTAACATATTTGTTAACGACTTTAAAAAATCATCCATAACAATTCCTTAGTAATACGTATCGTATACATCCGGCCTATTCTGCCGTATCCATGCCCTACTATCCTCATGACATTTAGCGAAGTCATCGCCTACTGTCTGACTTCCTGCGTGATGCACATAGCCTCTGCTTACCCAATGCGTAAAGCCAGCCTTAGTCATATCATCGCAGATAATATTATCAGAATACCAGTTTACACTTGGAAACTTAACTGCTTTCCATGCCTCCTTTGATACCGACGCAAAGATAGGCGCAATAGTCTGTGCCTTCTTTATAAATCCCTCGCTGCGATAGCGTAAACCTACAAAATCATCATCGACGATAGGATAACGTATATTCTGCTCAGGCAATACAAAGTCAGACCTAGTACCTAAAAAGCCAACCTTATACCCTGCGTTCTTGAGCAAATCCCAATCTACTGCCATTTTAGTAATAGTGCTAGGTGTAGGCACTACGTCATCATTAGCCAAGATTACAGAATCATATCCTTGAGCAAACGCATAGTCTGTAGCTACATTGTAAGCATCACCAAAGTTAGACTCCATGTTCGGGATCATCTTTATGTGCTTGCCGAAACATTTAGGCGTATTGCAGCTTATGTACACTGGTATATGAGGTGCGTAGACCTCTAAAGCAGTTACCAGTACTGTTAAGCCAACATTCCCTGTACTACATATCACGATTGCTTGCATAAGCCCCAGAAGTAAAGATCAGCAGGTGAGTCATTAGTCGAGAATTCGTATTGCTCAAACTTGCTTAAATCGCATTTATCTCTAAAGTCTTGCTCAGTTAAGTTAAGATAATAATCGCCAAGAAAAGGATTGTCAGCCCTGCTAGTCCTGCTGGTTCCATGCTCAGGCCTCCCAGTAGTAGCGCAACTAAAAAATACTAATCCGTTAGCCATTCTGACCATATTCTCAAAGGTTTTAACCCATTGTTCATTATGCTCAAAACATTCACAGCTTGCCACTACATCGAAGTAGCTCTCAGGAAATACTAAATCCTCTCCCCTAGCTACAACGTCAACTCCGCGACCCTCTCCAACGTCAACGCCAATATAGCTAGTAGTATCAAAAAAGGTACGAATAGAGCCATTGATGTCAAGAGAGCCAATTTCTAATACCTTCTTGTCGGTAAAGTAATCAGGGAATCTAGCTTTTACACCTGCAACGAAGTCTAGCTGGCTTTGATGGCTCATTTTTTCTTGTTTCTTGCAGATATTGCAGCAGCTTTACTCTTTGCTTCAGCCTTTGAGTTAGCACCCCAAGCCTTTAAACTTAGCAGCAGTCTAGTAGGCTCACCGTCTGGCTTACGCTCTGGCCCTGGCATATTGCCCATTCGAGCCAAGAAACTAGCTCTACGTGGATTATCACCTGTCTTTACAGGAGCCTTTAGATCAGAGCCAGGATTTTCAGCCTCGTAAGACTTCCGACCTTTCTCGTTTAAGCCGCCTTTGGCGTTCTTACCTGACTTTTTAGTCCAAGCCGCTGTCATTTCTTTTTCTTAGCTTTGCTTTTAGCGGTTCTAGAACCACGCATAGGCATTGAAATCTCAATCTCAATCTTGCCACCCTTCTTGCCGTTCTTTTCTTCCTTATCGTCCATCATGCAACCCTTACCGCCTTTGCACTCACCACCCTTACATTTAGGACAAGATTTCATGCCTTTCATTTTTTCCCCTTTTTTGCTGTTTTAGCAGCGTCTTTAAAATCGGCTTTAGTAGGCGCACCCTTAGTGCCTGGCTTACGCATTTTCTCTCCAGAACCTTCTGCTATGCGCTTTTTCTTTGCTGCAATATTACTATAAAGACCTTGTTTCATAATCATCCTCAGTGTACACTATGGCTATTATAACTCATTGCAATCGCAATCATGAAAACAATTAATTGCATTTCCTGCAATAAAGAATTTACCCCATCAAGAAAAACAACAAAATCTTGTTCTCGCTCTTGTTCATCAAAATATGTTGCTTTAATACATGGGAAAACAAGAGCAGAAAAACGCAAAAACGGTAAAAACTACAACTGCTTGCAATGTGGAACTATGTTTTATGCTGCCAAAAATAGAGAAAATACTGCAAAATTTTGTTCTCGTAGATGCACCACACTTGCTCATCCAGAAATTTCAGAAAAAGCAAGAAACAATAGTCCATTAATGCTAAGAGCAGGAAAAACAGAACAAAGAAAATATATTGTTATTAGAGTTAATGGGAAACAAGTACGTGAGCATAGATATGTAATGGAGCAACATTTAAATCGAAAACTTGAGCCTTATGAACATGTACATCATATTAATGGAAATCCAATAGACAATAGAATTGAAAATTTGCAAGTGCTAACAAATTCAGAACATCAAAAACTTGAACTTAGCTTTTTTTCTTCTTCTTTGGCACGTTAGCAGATGAAAGAGCAATTGCGATTGCTTGGCGAGGATTCTTTACTACAGGGCCGCCTTTGCCTGAGTGCAATGTTCCACCCTTAAACTCAGTCATCACCTTACTGACCTTCTTTTCAGCTTTCGTCTTTTTCATTTAACAACCCCTTAACTTGAATAAGTAAGTCAATCTCTGTGATCTGGTATTTGCGTTCAAAGGCTTTGCGACCCATGCCGTGATACCCATCATTACCTCTGTGGTGGCTAGGGCAAAGTGGGATAGTGTCGTAATGCCCACTTCTTACCCCCATCCCTAACCCTAATCCCCTGACATGATGCACTTCTGCCGGTGTCTGAGGATAGCCGTTCCTATAGCAAATTATACAGCCAATGTCTACCAGTTTCGACAGATATTTCTTTTCGTCCTTAGTCATCAATGTTGTCGATAATACGTTGTAGATACACAGCTAAATCCATTGCTTCCTCTTGTGCGTGAATAAGCCATTGCTTTGCAGATAAGTCTGTTCGCTCTGTGCTTACGCCGTATTTCATCATGCCAAATTCAGCTCGATCTGCCAGCTTTTGCCTAACTGCCTGAACATTCTTATCCATTACATAGTCCTTTTATCTATACTTCGATTAGAAGCTTCCTGCGTTCTGTAAACATCAACTCTAGCTTGTGCCGCAATGAGCATCCAGCGAAGCCTCTCAGCCTCTTCTACAGCCTCCCTCAAGCCTTCTAATACAGCTTGGTACTCTGGATGAGCATAAGCGTCTGCCTCTTTCTCTGCCATCGTGGTGCGTGGGCTTGATTGGAAACAAATAGCTTTCTTAGTCTTGCGGTACTCAGTCAAATAAGTAACTTGAGCTTTAGCTTTAGCATAAGCCTGTGAGTTCTTGATTATGTAGTCTATTGCTTCATTAGGATTTATCATTTTTAAATTTATTTAGATATTCTTGATTTAATCCATAACCAACACCATGACCTAAATCAATTTTGTTTTTATCAGAAAATAACTCATTGCTACTACACCACCCAATAACATCAGCACCAAAATCATCCACAATAGCTAAAACATAAATATCACAAGGAT